CTGTTACCGAGAGCGGTCACAAGCGTAATTTCACCGAGGTTGGTATGATTGTCAACCAGACTGACTATCTGACTAAGGTTATGCCTGCAACTACCGTTCTGAACGCCAACGGCACCTATGTCAACAATCTGTTCCCGTTCCCCACTACCGTCTATGTGTCTAACGCACTGGAAGATGGCTCTGCTGTCCTGTTCCTCAAGAACGAGTATTTCATGGGCATGGGTGGTGCTAAGAACGGCGTGATTGAGTACGACGATTCTTACAAGTTCCTTGAAGACCAGAGAGTGTTCAAGGTCAAGCAGTACGGTGCTGGTCGTGCATTCGATAACACCTCTGCTCTGTATCTGAACATCAGCGGCCTGTCTCCTGCTTACATCACCGTTCGCAACTTTGAAGAGACTGTGACCGCCTAAACATTCGGAAAGGTGGTTGTGATTCATGGTTAATCCTACCTTGCTTGGGCAAGTACGGCGCAAGTTGAATATCACTTGGGAAGATGAAGAAACAACCGCTCGAATTGAAGAAATCATTGAATCGGCAGTACCCACCTTGATTCACAAGTTGGGTATTGCTGATTCTGGTTTCGATTTCAGCATTGCTGGCATGGAAAACAGTCTGTTCCGTTCTTACTGTCTGTATGAATGGAATCATTGTGCGAATGAATTTGACGATAACTATGCAAACGATATTGCACAAGTTAGAGCAAAGCATGAAGTAGATCATTACCTTGCGGAAAGCGAGGAGAGCGAAAATGCAGAAAACTAGGTTCAATCGTTACAATGACGGAGTTGTTTCTATCTACCGAGAAAGGGTCAAGAAAAGCAATTTCTCCGCAAAAGAAAATGTATCTGTACTGAGCGACATGGATTTTATTGCAAAGCTAGCCTTTGAACTATCTTCCAAGCGTGAGCAGGACTTAGCTTTTGCTGAACAGAATAGCTTTTCATTATCCCTAAAAGTCCGAACACGGTGTCTGGCGGCGGTCGATAACAAGTGCAAAGCGGTCATCAATGGCTATTTGTATGATGTTTCTTATGTCGATAAGACCCGTGAAGAGATGTGGCTATACCTAGAGGGTATTAAGGAGTTGAGCGCATGATTCTAGCAGATATCGAAGAAAGACTGAGAGAGATTGACCCGAATGTGTATTACGGCATGGTAGACGAAGCCATGAACGACACCGTTTGGAACTACATTGTCTTCAATCGGTCTGTTATCAAGCGTTCGGCGAATCAAAATTCTACAAGTGACTATTTCGATGTTCATATCATTCGAGAAAATTATGTTCCCGATGGTATGGACGATGAAGTCATTGACAAGCTGAAAGGACTTGCTGGTGTGCGGCTATCTGGCGAGGATTGTTCTTTTGCGTATGTTCAAAAGCCGAATACGAACATCGTTGTTGAAATGCTTACGATTCATTTCTTGAGGGCGAGAAAATGATGAAAATTGAATTTTCCGAAGCTGACGGATTGCTCGAAGCAATGGAAGCTTTTCAAGGGAATACGGAAGAAGCGATAAACGATGTCTTTCATAATTTCGCTAGCGATAGAGCGCAAGAGGAAATTACCAGATTGATGCCTGTTTCTCGCAAGAGAAGAGGTACACACGCAAAGTTCAGCAAGTCTTTGCGGAATGTCAACGGCAATTTGTCTGTCACAGTCACGACAGCAGGAAAATATGGTTACTTGTATTTCCCCGACGATGGTACGAACACACGGCGGCATGTCGGCAACCAACGCTTCTTTGAGCGTGGCGGTGAAGCTGTGAAAGGCGAGATCATCGAAAGGTGCATAACGAAACTAACAGAAACATTTGAAAAAGGAGTGTAACAATTATGGCTTGGACTGGCTCTGAATTTGAACTTGACCAGCTTGGCATCAAGTTCGAGGGCGAAAGCAATTCCTACAAGACTGTCGAGTGTATCGGCTCTTGCGAGGAAGAAATGACGGTCAAGACCGTCACTAAGTCTTGCAGAGGTGTTGTCAAGAAGAAGCGTTCCAGAGGTACTGGCGAGGGTACGCTGAAGCTGACTGCTCATATTCCTTGGGATATTTACACCGAAGCATATGGTATGAATCTGGAATCTCTGAAAGAGGGCGTGAAAGCCTACGGTCAGAATTCCATCCACAAGGTATTTGCTCTGGTTGGTCATGTTATCGACGAGGACAACAACGAGAAGCTGAAGGCATATCCTAACTGCACCATTACTACTGGTGTCGTGCGTAAGATCGAGAACGGCGCAGAAGAGGTTGCAGAGCTGGAACTGGAAATCGGTGTCATGCCCGATTCCTACGGCAACGGTATGTATGAAGCTGTCGTTTCCGAACTGACCGATGCATCTCTGAAAAATACTTGGATGACCGCCTTTACCCCCGAACTGGTACAGGTAGCATCTGCGTAAGGAGTTGTTCTGAATGAAAGCTAAAGTATTGCAGAAGTTCAAGGATAAGTACAGCGGCGAGATTTATAAAGAGGGCGATATTCTGAATATTTCCAAGGAGAGATTTGAGGAAATTTTGACTGTCGCACCTCTGGTTGAGAAAGTGGCTACCAAGAAGAAAGCCGAAGAGGATTGACACTTGGGCGGCATATCAGTCCAGCGGTTGCATGAGCCGTCCTCCTACACGGGCGCAATCGGCGTTCGTGGTGGTGCTGGTATGACCGCCCTTTTATAAATGGGGGAATAATATCATGGAAAAGAAAATGCTGAATACGAATTATGATTTTGCGCTTGCGGATGGTACTACCGTTCCGCTGACGCTGAATTTTTATTTTCTGTATCAGTTAAGAAGCAAGAATAAATCTCTGTACGAACGGTACAACCAGATTTTGACTAGGCAGTCAAAAAAGGACTACTCCTACGACGAGATAGACAACATGGAAATCCTTTATACAGCCTATTGCTGTGCCAATCTGGAAAACGAAAATCTGTTGAGCGAAGAAGAGTTTCTTATGCTTTGCGGCTCTGACAGAAATGCCGTTGGCAAGGCAATTAAGGCTCTGCTAGCACCAAAAAACTGAATGGCTTCCGTTTGCCGTTCCAAATGAGAACGCACAAGCGGAAGCAAAAATTAGACATTCCTAAATTCGTCCTTGAGGATGTAGAGGATTATTACACCTATTATGTGCTAATCCTTGAAATCCCCGAGGACATTTTTTGGTATGCGGACTACAGTTTTTTGCTTGGAGTAGTTGCAAACAAGACCGCCTACGATGGCTGGCTGAACTACGCAATGGACAGAGAGCGAGAAAAGAGCCATAACAAGGGGTGAAACAACTTATGGCAAAAAACGAAGCGAAAATCAAGTTTATAGCAGAAACTGGCGAATTCAATGATGCGATAAAAAAGTCTGGCGAAGAAATGTCCAAGCTGAAAGCGGAGTTAAGGCTGAACGAAACGCAGATGAAGCACAACGGCACAACCGTTGAGGGCTTGGAAAAAAAGCACGATTTACTGCAAGGCGAGTTAGAAGCTTCTCGAGACAAAGTCGAAGCGTTGACCAACAAGATCAAATCTGCCAAGAAGTATTTCGGTGAAAACTCCGAAGAAGTAAGCAGACTAGAAAGACAGCTTGCCAATGCTAAGACCGAAGAAGTCAAGATTGAACACGCTATTTCCGAATGCAACGACGAGATCAAAAAGCAAACAAGTTGGTTTGGAAGATTGTCCGAAGCGGCTGGCGGTACCGAAGAGGGCTTTACCGTTGCCAAGGGTGCTATTGCTGATTTAGCATCCGAAGCAATTCAGCTAGCAATCGGCAAAGTCAGCGAATTCATTACCTACTTGAGAGAACTGCCCGAAGCTACCAGAGAGATTCGGCAGGACATGGCAACGCTTGACACTTCTTTTGAAAATGCTGGCTTAACAGCAGAACAGGCAACGGGAACATGGAAAGACCTTTACACCATATTCGGAGAAGATGACAGAGCAGTCGAAGCGGCAAACTTGATTGCCAAAATGTCCGACAATCAGCAGGACTTGAACGATTGGGTAACAATCACGCAAGGCATTTGGGGTTCTTATCAAGATTCCTTGCCCGTGGAGGGCTTGGCAGAAGCCAGTATGGAGTCCGCAAAGACTGGCGAAGTCACGGGCGTTCTCGCAGATGCGCTGAACTGGTCTAGCGAAGCGGCATCCATGTTCGCTAAGTACATGGGCGACGATGTTACCACAGCAGAAGAAGCATTCAATGTTGCTTTGGCTGAGTGTACCACCGAACAAGAAAGACAAGCACTCATTACAGACACTTTGACTGCTCTGTACGGTGATGCCGCACAGCAGTACGAAGAAGCGTCTGGGGCGCAGTTAGATGCAAAAGAAGCTACCGCTCAAAACATCCTAGTTCAGAACGAACTTGCAGATACCATTGAGCCTGTTACAACGGCATGGCAAGAACTGAAAACGGATGCCCTAGAAGCAATTCTTCCCGTGGTCGAGAGTGTCAGCGGTGCAATGACTGATGCATTGGGCTGGCTAAAAGAACATCCTGCGGTATTGACTGCGGTCTGTGCCGCTGTTGGTGTTTTGGCAACTGCATTGAGTGGACTAGCTATTGCATGGGGAGTTTACACAGTCGCACAATGGGCGGCAAACTCAGCTATTCTAGCGAATCCAATAACATGGATTATTATGGGCGTTATTGCCGCTATAGCCGCAGTAATTGTGGCTATTGGATTTGTGGTCGAGTATTGGGAAGAAATTGTGACAGCTTGTTCTAACGCTTGGACAACGGTGAAAGAAACGCTTGGCGAGTGGGGCGAGTGGATTAACACGAATGTTATTCAGCCGATTGTGAACTTCTTCACAGGCTTGTGGACAAGTATCCAGAATATTTGGAATCAAATCTGCAATGTCGTGCAAGTGGCAGTTATGTTCATCGGTTCTATCATTTCTGCGGCAGTTCAGATCATCACCTTACCGTTCCGCTTGATTTGGGAGAACTGCAAGCAATATGTCTTTGCCGCATGGGAATGGATTAAAGAAAAAGTAACCACAGCAATTAACGCTGTCAAAAATGTCATTACCACGGCTTGGAACGCAATCAAGTCTGCAACTTCGACAGTCTGGAACGCAATCAAATCTGTGGTTTCCTCTGTCTGGAACGCAATCAAATCGGCGGCAACAACCGTCTGGAATAGCATTAAGAATGTGGTCACTACTGTCTGGAACGGCATCAAGTCTGGCGTTTCTACCGCTGTGAACGCTGTGAAATCCGTTGTTTCCAGCGTGTTCAACAGCATTAAGTCTACGGCCACAAGCGTTTGGAATGGCATCAAGAGTGCCATTGTCACGCCGATTGAAGCCGCTAAGACTAAGGTGAAAGCTGTCATTGATGCAATCAAGGGCTTTTTCAGCAATCTAAAACTGAAACTGCCTAACATCAAACTTCCGCATTTCAGCATCCAAGGAGAGTTTAGTCTTAATCCTCCGTCCGTTCCGAAGCTTGCCATTGACTGGTACAAAGACGGTGGTATTATGACTAGACCTACCATCTTCGGTATAAACGGCAGTAGTCTGATGGCTGGCGGCGAAGCTGGCGCAGAAGCAATTCTTCCTATTGACAGACTTGAGGGCTACATTGCTGGAGCTATAGAGAAGACAATGAATGTAGTCAATCTGCAATCCTTAGCCGATGCCGTAGAGGATTTGGCAAACAGACCCGTTCAGCTTAATATCAATGGCAGACAGTTGGCTTATGCAACTGCTAGTGATGGTGACAGCGTGAATGGTTTGCGTAGTTCGTTCAAGAGCCGTGGTCTGGCGATTGAGTAACAATGAAAGGGCTGGTTTTTCCAGCCCTTTTTCGTGCAATAAAGGAGTAAGAAATGGCGCATTTGCATAGCGTTAAAGACGGGGATACCTATTTCAAGATAGACTCCGATTCCAGAGCAATCAGCAATGAAAAGTCGAAAAAGACTTCGCTGATGCAGTTTGACCACAATTCGGAGCGGTTCACTTTTGAACTTCCCCGATATATCGAAGACCATGACATGAGCCAGAGTAACCTTGTGGAAGTTCATTTCATCAATATTGATGCCGTGACAAGGGCGCAGAATACGGGCGTTTATACCGTTGACGATATCAAGGTTAGCCCCGAAGATTCTGACAAGGTTATTTGTAGCTGGCTTATTTCCAGCAACGCCACACGGCTTGCTGGTACTTTGACTTTTATTGTCCGCTTCTGTTGTGTGACCGACACCAAGATTGACTACGCATGGAATACGGACAGATATACCGTAGGCATTTCCAATGGCATCAACGCTTCTGAACTGTTTGAAGCTGAGTATGTTGACATCATCGAGCAATGGAAAGAATCTGTTATGCAGACTTTCCGTGATGACTTGACTGCGTGGAAAGCTGAAACCGCTACCGCTATGAAAGCGGAAGTAAAATCGGAGTTCGGACAGGAAATTGATGTTGAGCGCAAGAGAATTGACAATATCGTTGCTCTGAAAGATGGAAGTACTACGGGAGATGCAGAACTTCAAGACATCCGTGTTGGTGCTGATGGCAAGACTTATGATTCCGCTGGTGCGGCGGTCAGAAGTCAGTTTAACAGATTGCCAGAAAAGTTTGTCGGCGGCGTAAGAAATATGTTTGACAAAAACGCCGTAACGGTTGGTTGCTATGTTAACCCAGCTTCTGGTGATTTGATAGAAAATGTTGGTTTTTGCGCATCGGATTTTATTCCAGTGATACCCAGCAAAACATACACGGTCAAATTCATCAGCAACGCCGCATTTTACAAAGCAGATAAGACTTATTTGAAAGCCGCAGGATCTGTACCAACCTTTACCGTGCCAGACAATGCGAGTTATTTCCGGTGTTCCGTTCATGGTGATGCCGTAGATGCGTTTAACATGAACGAGGGCATTTCGTTGCTACCGTATTTGGACTATGGCAAAACATTTTTGACTATTGATTCTTTCTCTGAAAATCTGCTAGTCGAAATGAGGACAAAGACAGACAGTTTTGTTAAAACATACGATGTGAAATATTTCAATAAAGTGGCAAAGCACCTCCAAAATCCTTTCATCAAAACACAGATTAAGTTGGTTGGTGACAGCATCACGGCTGGTATGGGTGGTACTGGGTTTGCGGAAACAGGTGAGCAAATCCCCGGTTCTATTCAGGCAAATAATCTGGACGCTACCTGTTGGAGCAATATGCTGTATCACTACATCAACGAGAACTTCAACCGTGACACCGAGGTTGTTGTAGACGATGACAACATAAAATATAATGCTGATTATGCCGTTGACACATATGACACAACCATCAATGGTGCTGTTGTGTATGGAAAGCGTGCGATTTTACTTAACAATAAGGTTCAGCAAAACGCTGTCGAGTTTTCCTTCTACGGAGACCATTTTTCTGTATA